AACCTGTGTCAGGAGATCACCCTGCCTACAGATCCCATTGAACATATCGATGGTGATGGTGAGATTGCTCTGTGCATTCTGTCTGCTATCAACGTTGGCAAACTCAAGAACCTTGAGGAGATGGAGAACCTATGTGACCTTGCTGTTCGTGGTCTGGAAGAACTCATCGACTACCAGGAGTACCCCGTCAGGGCAGCGAGAGAGTCCACACTCAATCGTAGGTCACTTGGTGTTGGATACATCGGTCTAGCACACTTCCTGGCGAAGCAGGGGCACTCCTACGACTCTCCTGATGCAGTTAAAGCAGTGCATGATCTGACTGAAGCATTCCAATACTATCTGCTCAAGTCATCCAACCAACTTGCTAAAGAAAAAGGTGCTTGTGGATACTTTAATCGCACCAAGTATGCTCAAGGCATCTTGCCAATCGATACATATAAAAAGGACGTTGACGAACTAGTACCAAATGACCTATCGCTTGATTGGGGAACTCTACGGGAAACAATTCGGGAGTTCGGACTACGACATAGCACGTTGTCCGCTCAAATGCCAAGCGAGAGTAGTTCCGTTGTGTCAAACGCAACAAATGGAATCGAACCACCTAGAGGGTATCTGTCCGTTAAGAAGAGCAAGAAGGGACCGCTTAAACAGATCGTCCCGCAATACCAGACTCTTAAGAACAATTATACCCTTCTTTGGGATATGCCTAACAACACTGGGTATATTAATATTGTTGCTGTGATGCAGAAGTTCTTCGACCAGGCAATCTCTGGTAACTGGAGTTACAATCCACTGAATTACCCCAACAATGAGATCCCAGTCTCGGTTATGGCACAGGACTTTCTCACTACATACAAGTACGGTTGGAAGACTTCATACTATCAGAATACCTATGATGTAAAAGAAGACGAAGACAAAGAAGAAGAGCAGAAGCAAAGCATCGAAGACCTACTAAACCAAATTCTAGAAACAGAGGAAGAAGACTGTGACAGTTGCAAAATTTAGAGTAAGCGACGACATGCCAAAGAAATCTATCGAAGGCATGACTGTCTTCAATACCAACACTGTGAATGCACTGAAGCAACCTATGTTCTTTGGTGCTCCCTTGGGAGTCCAACGTTATGATCAATACAAGTATCCTGTCTTTGAGAAACTTACTCAACAGCAACTGGGATACTTCTGGAGACCTGAAGAGGTGTCGCTCCAGAAGGACCGTGCAGACTATCAAACACTTCGCCCCGAGCAGAAGCACATTTTCACTTCCAACCTTAAGTACCAGATCCTCCTGGATAGTGTACAAGGGCGTGGTCCTGGGATGGCTTTTGCACCTTACTGTTCTCTACCCGAGCTTGAGGCTGCCATGAATATCTGGCAGACTATGGAGATGATTCATAGTCGGTCCTACACATACATCATCAAGAATGTGTACCCAGATCCTACCGAAGTTCTTGACACCATCATTGATGACGAGAAGATTATCGAACGTGCTGCTAGTGTGACTAGAGCATACGATGACTTCATCAATGCTGCACAGGAGTATGGCACAGGTAACCTGTGGAAAGAAGACTGGAAGGACTCTCCTACTTCTGGATGGACACTGCATGATCTGAAGCGCAGACTCTATCGTGCTGTCATGAATGTGTATATCCTTGAGGGTATTCGTTTCTATGTTTCTTTCGCTTGCTCGTTTGCTTTTGGTGAACTCAAGATGATGGAAGGCAATGCAAAGATCATCGGTCTGATTGCTCGTGATGAGTCACAGCACATGACTATCACTATGAATATGATTAAGAACTGGCAGAAGGGTGATGATCCTGAAATGCTAGACATCATTAAGGAAGAGGAACAGAACGTCGTTCAGATGTTCCGTGATTGTGTAGAGGAAGAGAAGAACTGGGCAGAGTATCTGTTTAAAGATGGTAGCATGATTGGTTTGAATGACAAACTGCTCAAGAACTATGTTGAGTGGGTTGCTAACCGTCGTATGAAGGCAATCAATTTCAAACCTGTCTTCGATCAACCTATCTCTAACAATCCTCTCCCCTGGACAGAGCACTGGTTGAACTCCAAGTCTATGCAGGTGGCACCACAGGAGACAGAGGTTGAGTCTTATGTCATTGGTGGTATCAAACAGGACGTTGGTGAAAAAACATTCTCTGGGTTTAAACTATGAACGAGTGGAGTGCTACACGATTTGCAAGTGATGAACCACAAACTCCTTTCGCACCATCCTGGGACTACACAATTGCAGAGAAGCAGATTGATCTAGATTTAGATTCTCTTGCTGATATCGTACTAAAAAAAGAAGTAGAGATCAAAGAACAGTTTCCTGGCAATAATGATGGGAACACTGGTCTTGGTCCTGAAAGTCTAACCTCTAGGTTCAGTCACTTTAATGTGCTGACCTGGGGGTTTCCTGCTACCGATCAGTTACATAAAGAGATCAGAAGATTTCATAGACAATACTATCAAAGTTTATTTGGTCTACTAAAGAAAGCACCCAATCTTCGTATCAGATGTTGGGCAAATGTATTGAGGAAAGGAGAACAGATTCAGAAACACTGGCACTGTTCTCACCCTTATACATACCTTGGAGGACACTTCACCGTTACTGCTGGCAATACTTGTACAGTATATGTCAATCCAATGGATGACATCGGACAGGTATATCATGCAGAAAATGTGCCAGGGAAGTTAACTCTCTTCCCCAATTATATCCCACACTATACTTCCATTCATCAGGAAGACTTTCCTAGAATTACTATTGCATTTGACCTTTACCCAGTGTCAAATAGGTTTGTTTACCATGATGACAGTACCTTGATAGACTTATGAATTCTGATACTCCTTTACCAAAACCAATGGTTGCAGACCCCAAGCAACCCAAAGCGGTTGAACAATACCTTAAGGTCATGCGCCAGGTTGCTGATCCAAGAGATCAGAGTGAAATCTTTTGGTGGACCAGGATGGATGAGGATCAATTGATGCGTGTCATGCAGAAGTTCTGTTGGGACAATAGCATAGATTATAATACTGTGAACTGGGGTAAGTTCCTGCGAGGAGATAACATACCCGAATGAATATATTTTATAGGTGGTTACATGACAAAAGAATTGCCAGAGTGGAGAAGGAGAGCATTAGCAGATCCGAATCTCCCAGCGAACAAAGTGGAAGTTCTAATGAACGGTCCCAAATGTCTGACGGACGCATGGTTTCTCCAAGCAATGAGATACAAATACCAGATCCGTGGTTATGAAAACTAGTAGTGCTAAAGCTAAAGGAAGAAACTTACAGAAGTGGGTTCGAGAGAAACTGATTGAGATGCTGGATGTACATCCAGAGGACATCGAGTCTAGATCAATGGGTGCAGGTGGTGAAGACCTCATCATGGCACGAGCAGCTAGACAAAAGTTCCCACACTCGATAGAATGTAAGAACGTTGAACGTCTCAATGTTTGGGACGCATACGAACAGGCATGTGAAAATTCTGGTGACTATGAACCTATCGTAGTCATGAAGAAGAACAGAAGGAAACCACTGATTGTGGTGGATGCTGAATATTTCATTGGTCTGTTCGAGAACAACAAATAAATATTTCAAAGTGGTTTTATATTATGCCAAGAGGAAGATTGCTCAAGATTGATGCACTGCATCACGTTCTCAAATTAAAAAATGAGATCAACGATGGCAAGTATAACCACAAGAACGATGATTGGCGATCTGGTGCCGATCATATGTTGAACCATATGCTAGACAGAATCAATGAGTATTCTAACTAAAGAGCAAGAAAAGCAAATCCGTGCTAGAATGGTACGAGCAAAAGTTGATCTCCTTATGGAAGAACCTTGCCCTATCTACGAAGCAACAGAAGAAGACTGGAACGACTTCTGGTACAACGAAGATAAATAACACACATTGAGGATTATTATGTTTAAGTATATTTTGTCAGGTCTGCTCCTCGGAGCAGCTCATGGTATGACTGTGCCCGTAGCAGCGGAACCCACCAGAGGTTACAACACTATGGATTCTATGGGATGCATGTTGCTGCAAGAGTGTACCGACAATGTTAAACGAGTCACGAGTATTCAAGATTTTATCGATCGTTATCCCAACAGCGATTTTTCTGCTGTTGTTAACGAGTTTAATGACATCATCAGTGCCTTTGATAAGATCGGAGTTGGGGTATTTCTAGCAGATTCAAAATACTTTCCACCAGGACACCGTGGTGTCTATCATACTGTAGGTAATAACTTCTTCCTGAATGATGCTTTCATGCACCGTCAAGGTGTACTCATGAGCGTCACACGTCACGAAGGATGGCATGCAGCACAGGATTGTATGGCAGGGACTATTGAAAACAGTCTGATTGCTATCATCAAACCTGAAGATGCTGTACCTATGATCTGGCGTGAACTTGCCGAACGCACCTATCCCAAATCAGCATTGCCTTGGGAAGCAGAAGCAGGTTGGGCAGGTCGCACAGAGGGTATGACTGCTAGGGCACTAGAAGCATGTGCAACTGGTGAGATGTGGAAAGTTTACCCACCCACACCACTCACAGCGCAATGGCTAAAAGAAAATGGTTACCTTGCAGACTAAATAAAGATGCCTCAACTATTCCAGACATGGCAGACACTCCTGTAAAGGAAGCGCCAGCGAAGAAGGAAAAGTTTGAATGGGCAGACGAAGGTTTGTCCGCATTGGTGCGTGTTATTATTCTTGGGTGGTCTGCAGCAATTCTTACACTTAATTATGTAACTGTTCCTGGCATTCCACAAAGACAAATTGATCCGACTTTTATAGCCAGCGTTTTTACAACGACTTTAGCTACGTTCGGAGTCCAAGCGTCTAAAAAGAAAGAAGACGACAAAGATAAAAAACGTGAGGAAAAAACAGATGCAAAAAGTGATTAACGCAGTGGCACTACTGTCGGGACTAGTATCCCTAACAGTAGTTGGCACCACCACATATGTGTACTTGAATAAAGATTCGATTACTGAACGTGCCATCGAGAAAGTTACGAAGGCAGCGACTGATGCAGTGACTAAAGCACTGCCAGGTATTGTAGACGGTGCAATGCCTGAAGTACCGAAACTCCCAAGTGCTACAGGTGGTGCAATCCCTCTACCCTGATGGATATCCCACAGATTAGTACAGATAGCATCAGGATTCGTGACCTTGACATCGGTCCAATTAACATTTGGACTGCTCCAGAGGCACGAATCCCTGGTGTTCCTCCCATCTATCCAGTCACCAATCTGATTGGTGTCCCTGTCGTGGACATGCCTGGATGTGTGGAGGCACATGAACGTAATGACAACAATCAATTAGAGGTTGACGATCCGAAAGGTGTTAAGGTGTACTGTGATGCAGGCACACCGTCGTTCAATCCTATGGATTATAATAGAAGTAAGTTAAAGCTTGAGCGTGAGACTCCAGTGCCACCTATTGGTGCGCCACCAGATAAGAAAGCACCAGAAGCAGAGGCACCACCATCAAAGACTCCAGACACAAGTGGAGCAGCATCAGCAACTGTTGAATGTCCTACCCAGAAGCAATTGTCAGAGGAACCTGTTGGTTTCATCTTCGACAGTGGTAGGAAAGAAGTTACTGGATATAAATTAGTCGGCAATCAATGTATTCGTGAGGTACGTGATGTACCTATCGTTGAACAAGCCATAAATGGATTACCCCCAACGGGGACCGTAATCACCACTGGGGGTATTGCTGTAGTTGCTACTACATCTGCACTGCTTGCTAAACCTTTTGCAGATATACTTCTGAAGGTGATCAAACCTACAGTGAAGAAAGTATTGAAGAAGGTTGCTGCAATCAGAGGAAAGAAACTTAAGGTCCAGTCTGTAGAGGACCGCCGAGCAGAGCAGCGGGATCGGAATCAAGCGATTGCAAAACTTCGGTCTGTGAAGGCGAAGACGAAGAAGTAGGAGGGATCTTGTGT